ATTACCAACATAACCGATTACGAATTGACGCATATAAAGGAATAAGATCAAGTTCTTCTAAATTAGACGGAGTTGGTATGTCTTATAACTTAGTTAAATTCTAGATCAACAACACCAGTCACGTATTAACTTTTGTTAGTACGTTGATATATATTGCCCTCTACTTCTTGTAGGGGGCTTTCTTTTTTGTCTTTTTTTATCTAAATACTTATCTTATTTAGATAAAAGTACTATGGATGTATTGACATCATAGCCCGAAGGGCTTACAAACATAGGCACTATGCAACGGCTTTCGGCGCGCAGAATCCCCAGTCAAACAGCTAAAAATAAATAGACTTATGCTATTCGACTGAGGATTCTACCATTACAAACACAGTATACTGATGTATCCGTATTCCGTATGCCCTATTGTAGTAAGCCTTCTACAGCTTAAATATATTTCTATGCGTCTTAATCCAATTTGCCCTACATATCAGATCATTACTGATCTACTATACCAATCCCGCCACTTCCGCAGCTATCCGAAATCTAACTTCGGCGATTAAACCTTACCCTTTGTTGCTAATTCGTCCGCCATTTCATCGCCAGGCGGTACTGGCTTCGCAACATCTTCTACCATTTAGGAATTGCATTGTTTGAATAGGAACACATATACAATCCCCGTCCTTTTATTGCGTCGGCATTACGAAACCGTAGGCGAAACTTTACAATCGCTTTCTATATTTATAGTCCTATTGGCGAGGACTTTACCTAACCTGGTTAGATAATTCTACTTTTGCTTTAAGCAGATCAGTAGCGATCTGGCTGCACTATTCTGTTTTTACCCTATGCAGCTGGGATACAAAAAAAGCACAGCCTACAGATATTATTCTTAATATCTTAGCTATGCTAAACGAGTACCCAATTTTATAGAGAAAAACAGTTAAATGCTTGTATCTTTAACTCTTAATATGCTATAATAATAGTACAAATAAACAAGTTAGCAAGTATTGTTGGTACTTGTCTAGCATACGCCTTTCAATTCTGTTGGCGCAGAATTGGTAGGCTTTTTTTTTGCACGTTTTAATTTATTATTGTGTAGCGATTCCTGATCGCATACATGATATAACTTTGCGAATTATTATTATCATTAATGATATAATATCATTAATTAGTCATTTTGCCAATAAAAAAGCACTAGCCAATTACGACTAGTGCTTTTTACATTATTCAAATCTATCAACTACCTATATAATAATCCTGGTATAGATATAAGTCAATCATTCTCTTTTAGCTTCTTCATAAATTTATCAATAGCTGATTTTGAAGGTGTTATATATATATTTCTGTCTTCAAAATAATTATTCTTATCTAGATTATCAATGCTATCGTCAAGCATTTCGGCGTTTACATCTTCTAAGGCTTCGTTATTTTGATTGCCAAACAAATCTTTGTACAGTAGATCCATGAAGTTATCGTTAGGATTTTCTTCTCCTAGTTTTTCGATTCGATCTTTATATCGGTTATATTCCACTTCATCTACTAACCTAACATAGATACTTCTCATAACGTAACTAGGTGGAATTTCTAATCCTTTTTCTATGCGATCCAAAGTCCTTGCTGGCATGCGTAATTTAATTGCTAATTCTTCTATAGTAAGACCTAACTCTTCACGCAAATCTATAATCTCAGGACTTCCCATTAATTGATATTCCAACTCTAAGAGAACATCTAACACTAAGGCTTCGGTTAGGTTATTAGATTGTGCTTCTATTTGATAAAAAAGAATCCAGGTTGAGTCTTCATAATCAAGATCAGGATCATCTAAATCGCACTTTTGCATAAAATCATGATTGTAAAACCATTCTGCTATAGTTCCGTCATAGTTACGCGCTATCAAAATAACATCATCATCTTTTATAATACGGTTTGTATACTGTTCTAAAAGTCTAGTATACGCTGAATACCCTGTACTTTCTTTATTTAGTTCCATACGATTATAATCCCTTTCATATCAAATACTAACAGCACTTACATAACTATATTTTACATCATTTATGATCCGATAACAACACTTGTCTATTAATTAATAGTTTAATTTATCTATTTACAAATAGACAAATAGCGTGATATAGTTAAATCAACGAAAGGGGCGAAAACTATGAGTATTATCGCATTTATCAATCAAAAAGGTGGCGTCGGTAAGTCGCTACTATCTTTTAACATCGGCGTAATTTTAGCTTCCAAGAATAAGAGGATACTCTTCGTAGATTTAGACGCACAATCTACATTAACAGATTTTGCGATTCCAAACGAAGAATACAATCTAACATTATTTGATCTGCTTAAAAGAAAGAATGTAAAGGTACAAGATGTTATAGTTCATACAGAAAAGTACGACATCATTCCAGTTAACATCGAAGTAGCTAATCCTAGTCTAAAAATTGAAAAGGATACTTTGGATCGCATATTAGATCCTGTAAAAGGCAATTATGACTACATCGTTATAGATTGCCCTCCTAATTTAAGCATGATAAACATCGCTGCCTTATACGCTGCGGATCGCATTATTTCCGTCGTTAAACCTGATATCGTATCTACTAGAGGATTAAACTTGCTAGAGAACACTATTAATAACGAAGTGCCTGGCAAGTCAATCGACGCAGTAATCGTAAACCAATATAAGAAACGTAAAATTTCTGATCTTACAATCCAGATTATAAAACAAGATTTCCCTTTATTGGATTCCATAGTAAGAGATACATCTGCATTATCTGAATCGGCAAGCGTATCTCAGGCAATCATAAACTATAGTCCTAATAGTCCAGGAAGTAAGGATATCCAAGATGTTACAGAAGAATTGTTAAGTAAGGGGATTCTATAAATGGCAAATAAAGATTTATTTAACACGTTATCCCAGAAGGTAAAACAAGTTAAGAAAGATACTGTACAACCAAAACCAATCATTACTAAAGATATTAACGAAAATAAAGGAAGACCTGCTAAGTATCTTAATAGCGACGATGTAAAAAATGTAAACGGATTCGTCTTTCTTGAAGACTATGTTTACTTTTGCGATCTGGCTTACACATTACAAATTACACATACAGTCTTAATTAATAGACTATTAGATAATTTATATAACTACTTAGATACTGAAAATGTTACGATAGATTTTTTGTTTATGAAAGGAATCGCACCTGAAAAATCACCTTCAGAATGTGTAAAAAAGAATTTTAGGTTCTTCCGAGATCAACATTTACGATATCAAAAAATCAGAAAGACGGATCGCCGTACAGTCGCAGAATTTTTTGAATGCGCCGTAGAGTTGTATCGACATCAAAATCCAGATTTAAAAGTGTTACGTGATCCAGTTTTTAAACCTGAAGAATTGAAAGTCGTATCGATGAAGGGTAAAGTAAGATTTAAATAATAAATGTCTATTATTAAGAAACGCTAATAAATTTTTATATTTATTCATTGTTTTTGATAACTTTATAACGTAAATCTTGAAATATTATGCAGATAGTAATTCAGCTTTCCTATAAAGCTAGATACTATCTGCATTTTTACGTTTATAATTACTTCCGATAGGTATATAGTTATCGGAAGTTATAAATTAATGAGTTTTTATAAGTTTTACATTGAATACTTTCGCTAAATAAGAAATCGCGTCTTGATATTTACAGCCTTGCAGGATCATAACACAGTTAATAATATCTAATCCGTGGTTAAGTCCATTACCTTCACATTCTGGATTGAAGCAGTAATATCTGAAGCCTTTTTCTTTGTTACCGATGATGTTGGCCGAATCGTTTGTATCGTCATGAAAGATACATTTAAATAGACCATGACCAGGTAAGTTAAGGAATTCAGATAAATCTACACGCTTAACGGATTTCTTAAAAGCAGAATAGGTAAGTGTTCTTTCTTTAGGATTATCAAGAATATCTGTTTTACTAGCAGCGATATCTTTGATACGTTGGTTATTAATGTCTTCAGACTCAACCTTTGATTTGCGATCCGGTACGGCTTTAATAGTCATAGGGTATTTATTTAAATAATTGTCGCACGCAGCATTAATATCTTCTTTTGAATCTTCAAGTTCTTTAACGAAGGTATCAAGATCATAACGTACATAATTAGAGTCATGGATAGTTACTTCGTATGGATCATAATCACCTTTCTTCCAGGTGGTATCTGGTAAACGAAGTACACGCGCTTTATCGGAAACAGCCTTATCCGCGATCTTGAAAATACTAACTAATTTATCTTGCGCAGATTGCCACGCTTCGCCGTCTTCAGTTGGTTCAATAGACCAAATACAATGATATCCATTTCGTGTATCTGTAATCATCGTAGGTACTAAAGGAAGATTGTAAATCGCTTCTAACATAGATTCCTTGCGTTTAGCAACTTCAGTCAGATCATAATAGTTACCTTCATCATCTTTACCTGCGTCGATATCGATAAATAGATTTCGGTATGTCTTGATGTCAGTTGCCTTTCTCTTACCAGATTTTACGGATTCATTCGCCAAGAAGAAGGTATTAATTTTATCGCCAAAGTGATAGATATCGGCAGCCTTACCATTTAATACTAATTCATCAAGTACGCGTTTATGATCCGAAATGACACTTTCTTCGGTATCAGCTAAATAGTTATTAGCGTCTTCGTGGCTATGTGTTCCGTATTGACGATAGTATTCGTCGGTAAACATAGCTATCGTTGTATCATCTAACTTCTTATCGATGTCAGATTTAAATAACCAATACGCCAATGGTGTAATACTAAAATTAGACTGCATTACGATTGGATTTACAAAGATAGCTTCGCAGGTAACGTCATTGTTAGAAATCCATTTATCTAATTTGAAGACATTCGCTTCTGTACATCTAGCCCAGAATTTGTAAAAACTTCCTTTTGTGAATCCGAGTGCCTTTTGTAGATCGCACTTAGTCATAGGCTTTTGTCTACGACTTTTAGAATCATAGCATTTCAACGTAGAATCTGGTTTAACATAATTAGACACGACCTTAATTAGTTTAACGATATCGCTGGGCGTCATTCCCCTACCTTCAAAATCAAAAGTGTAGTCTATGCTTACTTTGGTATTAAATAACTTCGGAGATTGTAAGCGTCCTTCTTCTGTAACAACTTTCGCGTGTGATTGGTAATATTTATTGTTGTCGTCGGCATGAGTAAAAATCACATTATTCATTGTAATAACTCCTTGATTGTTAATGATGTTTAAATTGAATATGTTTGACATCTGTTAAGAATTCGATTGAATCTTCGCGCTGTTCCCTTTCTTTAAGACCGCGCGCAGTATAGCAACTATATTCACTTCGATTCTTGATATCTGACTTATTATCTCTATCCTTGAAGTACAGGCTATCAATGATTGAGTCATATTCGTATTGGTTAGTCGCCTTCGCTAGAAATCCCATGATTTCGAATTCTGTGTAGTACTCATGAGATTTTAGGGAATTGGCAAATTTAAGAGGATTAATTTTCTTTTGCATGATTAAATTCCTTTTCAAACTGGATCAGCGCGTTATGATAAACGCCGTTAATTGTAGATTTAGTAATACCTAGCATTTCTGCTACTTCGGATTGAGAATAACCTTCGATACATATTTTAGTTAATATCAATCTATGACGTGGCTTTAGTGCTGCTAAAGCAGATTCAATATCGATGAGATGTCCGACTACATCGATGTTATTAATGGCAGATTCTTTTAAATCGGAATACAGTCTTAATACTTTTGCAGAATCCATTTATCCTCTACCTTTCTAATAAGTTTTAATATTGAATCTGCGATCTGGAATCCAAGATAAATGCTTAAAAGAAGGAATAGTAAATCCGTGATACTATTCCAGATCAACAAGATCGCAACTAAACATAGGATTCGGATCGCCTTTTTGTATCTAATTAATTTTTCCATTTCGTGCCTGCTTAAATAACAACTCATAATCATCTAACTTAAATTCTCTTACCAGAATTCCAAGTTCCTTTAATGTCTTCCGGTTCACTAGCTTAACGGCGCTTTTGTACAATAACTTTCCACCTTTGCCGTAGGTATTAGTTATTAAAGTCTTAATACTGTTATCGTCCTTAATCGATTCAGCATAAGCCTTTAGGGCTTGTCCGTCGTACACAAAACATCTGTTAAGGTTAGGAAAAATACTAAATATATCGGTCGCAGCTGTTATTAGTGCCCAGCCAGGGGAATCATTATTGAAGTTGCTTACGATTTCGATACATTGATTCTGGGATTTACTTTTATCCGTCTTAACTTCTATAAGCGGATATCTTGCGTTGAGAATCTCTTCCGGATCATTCGACGTAGATAATGTGTAATCAGTAGTAAAATCTACGTCCAACGACCTAAACGCTGGCGTATCACATTTAAATACGTCAATCCCCTTCCATTTGAGAAATTCCCTAGTCCATGATTCGCCGTAATCACCGGATCGCAAATCGTGGTTAAAAGTGTTAGTAAGCGTAGAAGTTACTACTGAATTCATATTAAGTTGTCCTTTACTGAAAAAGTTGTCCATTAATTAATAGACAGTAAGAATAAAAACGTACAAGGCTTATCTTTAATGCCTTTCAACTGTATATTACGCACGAAATTCATTCTTAATGTGTGTTTGAAAAAATTTTTTAATCAAATGCAAAAAAAGCATACGAAAGAGTACGATTGCACTAAATGAATCGTACTACTTTTCGTATGCCTCCCTATGGCTTACACATGATATTTGTCTTACTCCTAACTATAGTATATCACAATCATCTATTAAATGATAGACACTTTTTAAATAAATTTTGATTTTTTATATGAATTCGATACTAGATTATGCTTAAAAGAAGAAAAATGCTGCGTCGATTATTTATGTTCTTAATAATATAATTCTAAAAGATGTCATTTGCGATCCGTAACCGACGCACTACTCTTCTCTTTTAAGCCGTACATAATAAATGATACATACGTCGCAGCCGAAACTATCATATATTCTAATTTATTTAACAGACTCTAATAATTATATCCATGAGTAACATCATTCAAAACATCGGTATCATTACATGACTAATATCCCAGGACTTAAATTGCGAATCTACATATCTTATATTAGTGTGAAATTGTAGTATTTTTTCAAAGAAATATAGTATTTATATGCCTTCGTTGGCATTTTCGATTGGAATAAATTATTCCAATTTCACATTAAAATTGGAATAGATTATTCCACTTCGATTTTATACAATCTAAATTTAAGTAAATATTTTTTATTAAAAAGCCGTACTTTTGATATCTTAAATGCGCTTATATATTGAAGGGGATTGGATCACATTATTCATACTCCTAGACCAACACAATCCCTTTCCGCCATTAACTCCTTATTATCTAACTACAATACCAAGATTGTAATTAGTCATTTATCAAACTCCTTATCACAACTTAATATTGTAACAAGGAATAACTTACCTTCTATTATTACAATGATTCTCCTTACATTGTAGATAAGAGGTAAGTTATTTTTTTCAAAAAATGATTTCTAAAAATTTAAAATTTTTCTACAACTCAAAAGCATGGCTACAGCTTTCAGATCATATACGTAAATCTCATTTCCATATATGTAGTGATTGCGGATCGCAAAACGCAAAAGAGGTACACCACATTATTCCGATAACAGAATCTAATGTTCATGATCCGGAAATAACACTCAACCCAGATAACTTAGTTCTTCTATGCAACGAATGTCATAATAAACGACACAACAGATTCAGACGTACAGTTACACCTGCGCAGCAACGTACTATTACGTTTGACGCCGAAGGTAACGTCGTATCGGTACATGATAATAATAGTTCTATTAAATGATAGACAATATTTTTATTTGACGCCCCCTATCCTTATAGAAAAAGGATTTATCGCCAAGACCGGCGCCCTCTTTTTTGTATGCTAAATCCAATTTTTATTGGAAGGTGTAGCCCTTTTTTAAAATTAAATATCGTTTAACAAGATCAGAAACACTATGAAGCAAAACAAATATACGGATATCTCTTTTATGTTCAAAAGAGAATCATACGAAATTGATTCAGTACTTATTAAGAGTTCGGATCAGTACATCGCCTTCATATTCACAAACGAAGACGAAGCGATCCAGATCATGAATCATTTAAGATACGGCAGGACTAAGACAATAGTCTTCACGATTGCCGACACATTATTCAAGGCACATGATTGTGAATTGTATAGCCTATCAAATTATACAGACAACTCAACTGTAACGATTGCATATGATTGGCTAACATCGGAGAAAGCATAATATGAGTTCAGATCGCGAAAAGGCATTACGGAAGGAAACGAATCGAATGAAGCGTATATTTAAGCCTTTATTAGATGATACAGCTTATGCCGTATCGCAAGGGCTAATAAATAATGCTGCGTTCATGTACGTTACACTTTTAAGCCTTCAAGAAGAAATACTATTAAATGGCTGCGTAGAGGAATACCAGAATGGTGCTAATCAATCTGGTATAAAAGAATCCTCAGCCGTCAAAGTTTATAACAATATGATCCGAAGTTACAATACTGTAATTAAAAACCTAATTGGATTATTGCCAGATGAAAGGCAGTCCGAAGTTCAAGACTCATTAACGGCTTTTATTTCGAAGTAGGGCAGAAGATATGAATTATATACAGCAATACTACGAAGAAATAGAGTCAGGTCGGATCATAGTTAGCAAAAAAGTAAAAGCTGTATACGAATATCTTGTCTATCATTTAATAGATACTAAATCACAATATATCTACGACAATGATAGGGCGCTACGTGTAATTAAATTCATTGAAACCTTCTGTAAGCACGGAGAAGGTAAACTAGCTGGTAAGCCTTTTATCCTAGAATTATGGCAGAAAGCCTTAATATCTGCACTCTTTGGATTTATCGACAAAGATACTGGACTACGACAATTTAGAGAATTGATCCTAATCGTCGCTAGGAAGAATGGTAAATCTGTATTAGCTTCAGCGATAGCATTGTATTTACTATATGCAGATAACGAAGCAGGTGCACAACTCTATAGTGCAGCCACTAAGAAAGACCAAGCAAAAATTATCTGGGAATCTGCTAAGAAGATGATTAACAAATCACCAGAATTAAAACGTCATGCCAGGATTTACATCAATGAGATCAAGTGCGATCTGGGTGAAGGTATATTTAAGCCCTTATCATCTGAATCTAATACCTTAGACGGCTTGAATGTACATTGTAGTTTAATCGATGAATTACACGCAATAAAAGATAAGAATCTATACGATGTCTTAGTAGACGGAATGTCAGCACGACTACAACCACTATCTATAATTACTTCGACATCAGGTATGATCCGAGATAACATTTATGATCTGAAATACGATGAATGTTCAAGAATTATTAACCGATTTATCCAGAAGGACTATACGGATCCTACAGTACTTCCGATAGTCTATGAATTGGATAACCGAAACGAAGTTTATGATCCTGAAAACTGGGTTAAAGCAAATCCGAATTTAGGTGTATCAAAGCAGATATCCTATCTTGAAAAGAAGGTAGAAGCTGCGCAAGAAGATAACAGAAATTTACCTAACCTATTATGCAAGGATTTCAATATCCCCGTTAATGGGAATACAGCCTTCTTTGATATCGACACTATCATCAATAAAGATACCTTCGATATGGAAGATATGCGTAATTGTTACTACATCGGTGGCTGGGATTTATCTCAACAGATAGATTTAACATCTGCTTGTATGTTTTTTAAAAAGGCTTCTTCGGATCAGATATACATTAAGTCAATGTACTTCATTCCAGAAGATCGCTTAGCCGAATATGAAGCGCGCGACAACAAGCCTTATACTGCATGGTATAACCAGGGATTACTTAGACTTACTAAAGGTAAAAATATTAACAGTAACGACATCTTAGAATGGTACATCGAAATGCAAAATACCTATGGTGTATTTCCGTTCAAGTTCGGATACGACGCCTGGGGAAGTGCCCAATTAACAGAAGGACTTCAAATGCAATACGGCAAGAATATCTGCGAAGAAGTTCGGCAAGGGAAGAAGACATTATCAATACCTATGCAGCGGATCAAGAATGACATCGAAGATAAGATCATAAACTACGATAACAATCCTATTACGATCTGGAATCTGGCTTGTGTAGAAGCAGATACGGATATCAACGGAAACATACAGCCTACTAAGAATCGGAATAAGAATGGTATCCGAATTGACGGATTCGCAGCGATTCTTAATGCTTATACCATTTATCTAAACAATCAAGAAGACTACTCATATATGAATCTATCATATTAGTATTGTCTATTAATTAATAGTAAAGGATTATATGAATACAGAAGATACGACTAAAGAATTGATTTCTGATCCGAAACAAATGACTTTCCTAGACTTCTTTTCTGGGATTGGTGGATTTCACTCAGGATTAGAAAAAGCTGGTATGAAATGTATCGGCTATTGTGAATTTGATAAATTCGCACAAGAATCTTACAAAGCTATTTATGATACGGAAGGATTATATTTTAACAATGATATTAGAAACATCAAAGGAAAAGACTTACCAGCTGCCGACTTATGGGCCTTTGGATTCCCTTGCCAAGACATCTCAATCGCAGGAAATCAAAGAGGAATTAGAAACGGAACGCGATCAGGACTCTTCTTCGAAGTTATGCGACTTCTTGACGAATGCGAAGAATCCAACAATAAACCCAAATGGCTTATCGTTGAAAATGTTAAAAACTTACTATCAATCGATAGAGGAAGAGGGTTCTTTACCGTACTTAGTGAAATGGCAGAAAGAGGGTACTCTATTGAATGGAAACTTTACAACTCAAAAAACTACGAAGTTCCTCAAAACCGAGAAAGAGTGTACCTTGTTGGATATTATGGAAACCCAGGTACCAGAAAGTTACTACCTGCCCCAAGACAAAGTGAATCAACTCTTAGCCAAATTATCCCCGGAAACCAAAGCGAAAGAGTCTACGAAGCAGAAGGATTAGCTGCCACTCTATTAGCACAATGCGTAGGGAAGACATTATATAAAGTTCCTTCTTCTGGTATCCATAATTTCGGTGGCAGCTGTTCTGCTTTCGATAACGAAAATACAGTATGGGCTACTGGAAATTCTAGGACGTTATCTGCTTCCGATTATAAACACGTTCCAAGAGTTGCAGTTAAGATCAAAAATGCAACAGAAAAAGGATACATCGATACTTACATCGGCGACGGAATCGATTTAAGTTACGTTAATTCCACGACAAAACGGGGAAGGGTACAACCACAACAAAGCCAAACACTTACAGTAAGTGGAAGTGTAGGCGTATTAGTCGATAACGATCCGATTCGGATCAGAAAACTAACTCCTAAAGAATGCTGGCGATTACAAGGATTTACCGATTGCCAATATGAAGCCGCAGCACAAGTAGTAAGTTCAAGCCAACTATATAAACAAGCTGGTAATGCCGTTACTGTAAATGTAGTCGAAGCTATCGGCAATCATATTATGGAAACGAATCAGCACTTTTTAAATAATATGTCTATTAATTAATAGAAAGAGTATCAACAATGCTAGACATTATTTATATCTTAATAATCATCGTCCTACTACTTATTATTGCTAGGTACGTTCTTCCGATATTAGTAGGACTATTAGTCTTATTAGTCGCTACTATTCGTTACTTTTATCATCTACACTTACAATCTGAGATCAGAAAGGTGTTTAAAAAATAATGGAATTCCGTAATTTCATGTCTACAATCTTCGGCACTAATCAGACACCTATTAAATTGGAAAATGCGCAGCTTATCAACTCCTTTAACAGTTTAATCACGAATTACAATTCTGAAATCTATAACGATTTAACTGTAAGGGCTTGTGTAGATACTATCGCTAGACACATTTCCAAATTAAAGCCAGTTCATATCCTCAAAAATGAAGAGGGTAGACATCAACAAAATACAAAAATTAATACGTTATTATCTATCAGACCTAATACATACATGAGTACGGCAGATTTCCTTTACAAGGTAACAAGCCAATTACTGTATTATGGAAATTCTTTTATATACGTCAAACGCGATCCGCAAAACGACATTAATGGATTCTATCCTATCGATTTTGCAACGTGCGAATTAAAAGAAGTAAATAGTTCCCTTTATTTAAAATTTAACTTTTATACAGGTAAGACCATAGCTGTACCTTATTCAGATATTATCCATATCCGACGTAACTTTTCTTCTCATGACTTCTTAGGTCAAGACGCATATAAACCCTTGCAAGAAACACTAACCAACTTATTTAAAGCTAGACGAAGTATTTCTAATAAAGTAGAAAATTCTGGCAAGATATCAGGTGTTCTAAAAATTCAAGGTAACATCGGTCAAGAAAATTGGTTAAAACAGGCTAAGGCTTTTGCTAATCGATTTACATCTTTTACTAGCGAATCTGGTGGTATCGCTGCGGTCGATACATCTACCGAGTTCATTCCAATTAACAACAAAGTAGAATCAGCCGAAGACGCACAATTAAAGTATCTACAAAACGAAGTATACTCTTACTTTGGTATAACAGAATCTATCGTATCCGGTAACTACACGGAAACAGAATGGCAAGCTTTTTACGAATCTATTATAGAGTCTATTAAGATCCAATTAAGCCAGGAATTCACGTCTAAGGTATTTACGGATCAAGAAAGAAAGTTCGGCAACATCATCGACTTTAATTCTAATAGACTTACATACGCTTCCACTACGAATAAGGTATCTATGGTAAAAGAATTAGGTGCTATAGGCTTACTTACAACAAACGAAGCGCGTGAGTTATTTGATTTGCCACCTGTTGAAGACGGAGATAAACGACTAGTATCCCTTAATTACATCAACGCCGACAAAGCGGATCAGTACCAGTTAAAAGAAAAGGAATAATAATATGCTAGAAACACGAAGCGCAGAAGATACAATCTTAGAGTCTAAGGAAGATATGCTTATTGCAGGCTATGCCCTTGTATTTGAAAGTCCTACTCTTATCGGATCAGTAAACGGCGCTAACTATTACGAAGTTATTAATAAAACAGCTTTAGATAATTGTGATTTATCTGATATCGTACTTCGATACAACCATAATGATAAAAACACTTTACTAGCCCGTACATCAAATAACACATTAACAGTAAAGGTAGACGATGTAGGATTATACATCGAAGCTAAGATAGCGAATACGTCTATCGGTCGTGATATTTACGAATTAATTAAACGTGGCGACATCTCTAAAATGTCTTTCGGATTCATCGTTGATAAAGATAATTATAAGGCTAATATCAGATATATCGACTCTATCAAATCCATTAAAGAAGTATCTGTAGTCGATTTCCCTGCTTACGATGATACATCTGTTCAAGCTATCTACAGAAACTTCGATAATGCACGGATCGAAGCCGAAACAAAACATTTCCGTGAAGTACTAAAAGCCGTACTTTTAAGCGACTAATACGCTTATATATTAGAAGGTAATAAATCTAAAATTAAGTGCTATCTAGCTAGGTGGCACTTTTTTGTTATCCATTTTAACTATTATTTAATAGACGAAAGGCACAAGATGAATCGTATTGAAGAAATCAAAGCCCGTAAAGTCGAAATCCGCAGTCTTATTGATTCTGCAGACATGGAAACTCTAAAGGCTTTTCAAGACGAATTAGCGATCCTAAACGAAGAAGCAGAAGAATTACGCACTCGCGAAGAAATCGCTAAACAACTAGAAACTAATAACAATTTAGGTAATTCTATTAATTTAAAAGGACTAGAAAACATGAATAACTTCTCCCTTGAATCCCAAGAATATCGTTCCGCATTTATGGAATACGTTACTAAAGGTACTGAAATCCCAGAAGAATTCCGTGCCGCAGCTACATCTGTAACAGCAGATAACGGCGCTGTAATTCCGACAACTGTTCTTAACGAAATCGTTACTAAGTTAGAAAAATACGGCGATATCTTACCTCGCGTACGTCGTGTATCTTACCCAGCTGGTGTAACTGTTCCTACATCTGCAACTAAATTCGAAGCCGTATGGCAAAATGAAAATGCAGTAGGCGAATCTCAAAAAATGACTACAGCTTCTATCTCCTTTACAGCTTATCAACTTCGTTGTAATGCAGGCGTATCTTTCCATATGGACGTTCGCAGCCTTGCTGCCTTCGAATCTGCATTAGTTAAAAACGTAGTAGACGCTATGGGTAAAGCACTTGAAAAAGCTATTATCGCTGGTACTGGTACTGGTCAACCTTCTGGTATTACTACAGCTACAGCAGTAGCAAAAGTAGACGCTACAGCTTGCGACTATGCAACTTTGGTTAAAGCGGTTAAAGCCGTTCCTTCTGCATACAAAAAAGATTTTGTATTCATTATGAATGAAGGTACTGCACTTAACTTCGCAACTATGGTCGATAAAAATGGCCAACCTATCATTAATGCAGGTATCGTACAAACTCCTCAATATCGATTCTTAGGCCATGACGTAGTATTAACAGACGCATTACCTGATTTCGACGCAGCTTCTGCAACTAATACAGTAGCTGTATTGTTTGACTTGTCCAAATATATGCTTAATACATCTTACGAAGTAGACTTGTACACTTACACAGACAATGCTACACGTCAAAAAGTATACGACTCTATCGCATTGGTAGACGGCAAAGTAATCGACGCTAACGGCTTAGTGTTCATTAACAAGAAGTAATTTAGGATCATAAACTATGACGATTGACGAAGCAAAATTGTATTTACGGATCGACACGGAAGAGGAAGATTCTGAAATACAACAATTAATCAATGCGTCTATAGGCTACATCGAATCCACCACAGGTAAAAAGTATAACGATAGTTATCCTCTTATGGATCAACTATCGTTATTACTTATATCCCATTGGTACACGAATCGAAATCTAGCAAATAAATCGTCTATGATTGGCGAATATCCTCATTCCATTACGGATATGCTTATTACAATCAAGTACAACTCTAATTATGAAGAGGTGTAACTATGATATTAAATCCAGGTCGATTAAATAGACGTATTACATTCTATCAGAAACAAAACACTACTACTCCTAACGGCTTTAGTACTGTACAAGATATGCCCGTTTATAAATGCTGGGCGGCTGTATATCCGATTCGAAGTTCAGATCAAACAGCAGAAGATGTAGTTACTAGCTTAAACCAGATCAGATTCGTTATTCGATATACAAAAACTGTTACCTTTGATACGAATATGACGATTAAATTCAAAGATAGAATCTATCGGATCATAGGTATAACAGATCCTTACGACGATATGGAATCTTTAGAAATCGTGGCAGAATCTAAAAGCCGTGGTACTAATTCCAACGATAAAACAAGAGGTACGAAGTAATGGCTAGTCTTGAATTTCTTAATATTGATAACTTGATAGATAACATCGCAAAAGCTATCGCAGAATATCCTGAAGAAGCAGAAAAGGCACTTAATCGTACTAGCTTAAAACTTAAAAGAGAATTGGCCGATAAAACTCCTGATTCCGGATCAGATCATAAAAAGAAACTTTCTAAGTCATGGAAGAAACGTATCCGAGGTACAGACTTAACTAATCTTCGTGCCGAAGTCTACAACACAGCACCTCATATCGGCTTAGTAGATCGCGGTCATAGATTAGTATCTAAAAGCGGTCAGACTATCGGATTCGTACAAGGTAAACACTTCATCGATTCCACAACCAAAGAAATCGGTGATACTGTTCTTCCTACAGAAATGGAAAACATGGTTAAACGCTTGAAGAAAAAGATAGAAGGGTAACCATATGAATCAACTTGATATCTTAACAGCCGTTAAGACTAAACTTACGGATCATTACGATTATCCGACTTACTTAGATGAAACTAAGGAAGGATTTAAATCGCCTTGCTTTTTCTTAAAAGCGATCCGCACAACTAACCGAAATAATTATAGCTACCAGAAGAATCGTGTAACGATTTACATAACATTCTTTGCGGAAAAAGGTACTCTTTTAGCCGAAGAATTATATGTGTTACAAGATACTTTATTTAACAGCTTTACATATGGAATGTATCTATTAAATAATAGTAGGTTCATTCAAACAGAAAATTTACAAGCCGAAATAGACGGCGAAGATAGTGATATCGTCCGATTACAATTTGATGTAAATTACTTTGACGTATACGATATCAGATCAGACACAGACTATCCTAACATGAATACCATTTATTCAAACGAAAGGTATCAGTAAATGAAATCTCCTCAAATTACAATCTCCTTTAAAGAAAAAGGTATCGCAGCTATCGAATCTGCTAATCGTGGTATTATCCTTTTACTTTTGAATGATACAAGCGTTCAAGAAGTAACTAAATATCAAGTGTTCGATAACGACGATATCCCTGAAGCGCTTTCTGAAGATAACAAGAAGCAAGTTGAATTAGCACTTATCGGTTATCAAAACACGCCTTACAAGATCATACTTGCCGTGTTCCCTAAAACGGGTAAAAACGCTGCCGATATTAACGCTAAACTTAAATTCGCAGAAACACTTAAATTCACTTACCTAGTGTATCCAGAAGCGACAACTGAAGAATCCACATCTATCGCAACATGGATCAAAGCACAACGCACTCAAAAGGATAACAAAGTAAAAGCAGTTTTATTTAAAACGGCAGCCGATAGCGAAGGTATCGTAAACGTAACAAATACATACTTCGAAGTCGGTGCAAAAAAATATACTGGTCAACAATACTTAGGTCGGATCGCAGGTTTAATCTGCGGTACTCCTGCAACGATTGCCGTTACTTACGCACCATTACCAGAAGTTACTGGTGTAGAATTCGTAGATCGCGAAACACTAGATAACCGAATTAATGCAGGTGAATTCGTCGTATTCGACGATGGCGAAAAGGTTAAAGTTGCCCGTGGTGTAAACTCCTTTGTAACTACAGTTCAAGAAAAAGGCGAGTCCTTCAAGAAAATCAAGTTAGTAGAATTAATGGATATGATTCACGATGACATCAAGAAAACAGCAGAAGATTCCTATTTAGGTAAATATGCTAACTCCTTCGATAATCGTTGCTTACTTATCACGGCTATTACAGGTTACTTCCTTGAATTGGAAAATAAAGGTTTATGCGAAAAAGGTAAAAACGAAGTATCTATCGACGTAGAAGCTACTAAGATTTACTTAATGAAACATGGTAAGCGATCCAAAGAAGAATTACAACGCATGAAAGAAATCGAAATAAAATACGAAAACGTAGGCGATAACGTGTTCTTAACAGCTAATATGTCCTTGTTAGATGCAATCGAAAACATCAACTTACCGATTCACATCTAATACTTATCTATTATTTAAAAGAGGTATATTCAATGAAATACATCGAAGGTAAAGACGTTATTTCTGGTACACAAGGTCAAGTATGGATCGACGATGAGTACTTCGCAGAAGTCGAAGAATTAGAAGCGATTATTACACTTGATAAATCCGAAGTAAAACGTGTTAAGTTCCTTACTAAGACTTACAAAACAGTAGGCGCGACTGGCAAGGGCAAAATCAAATTCCACAAAGTAGATTCTGCTATGTTGAAGAAAATGGCGCCACTTATCAAAGCTGGTAAACAACCAGTATTTACAATCACATCTAAATTGAATGATCCTGATGTTGACGGTGAAGAAAGAATCGTAATTCGCGACGCTACTTTTGACACATTAAACTTGATTAAATGGTCAGTAGGTAAACTCCTTGAAGACGAATATAACTTCACATTCGGCGACTGGGAAATTCAAGAAACAATTTAAGATCATAAAAGAGGGCTATCTAGCCCTCTTAACTATTGTTTAATAGAGAAAGAATATATATCATGACTGGAAAAATTAATCTTGTAAATGCTTTACTCGCAAAAGACGAAAGCATTTTAAAACACAAAGAAACCGAAACTTACGAAGTGAAATCTTTGTCTAAGATTGTCGGTGAAAAATTTGAAATTACCTTACAAGGGCTAACAACAAAAGAGTATATGCGGATCAAAGATATCTGTATCGTAAGACCTAAGAAAGAAGCGCCTTATTTAGACGAAACTAAGTATAATGCACATCTTCTTCTTAGTGGTATCGTCGATAAAGAATTGAAAAGCGCCGAATTACAGAAGAAATATGGTGCTTCTGATCCGGCAGATCTTATGTTGCTTTTATTTACAGTATCCGAAATTGCCGATATTACAACCATTATTAATAAATTATCTGGTATGGAAGACGAAGATAAGGCTAAAGAAGTAGAATCTGAAATAAAAAACTAATTGAATCCGATAGGGATATCCAAAATGCGTATCTACTTTATCGATATCATCATTGGAATCCGAAAGATTATTTCAATTTACCTATCGGAGAAAAACAAATTATAAGTGCCTTTGTAAGTTTTGATATAGAAAAGCGAAAAGAAGAAGCCGAAAGGATTAATAACTAAATGGCTACAGTAATAGACGCTATCATCAAACTTCAGGATCAGATGTCCGATAAGTTGGCAAAAGTAAACGAAGGATTAAAGAAGACGGATCGCATGGCGAAAGAAACGTCTAAATCTATCGCCAATACAGGAAAGGCTTTTAATTCCGCAGCGGACTTGATAAAGCCTTTTGCTACCGTCGCGATCGCGACGGCTTCTGCTTCGATTGCAGCTTATTCTGAATTTGACACAAAATATCATGCTTTCTTAAACAAACTAGAAGGCGACACAAAAAACTCTACCGATATTGCACAAGACGCCTTTTATAAAATGGGTACGCGTGTAGCAGTATCGACGGATAAACTAGTAGACATGGCAAATGCTATCGGTGGTAGTATCGCAGGATTAACTGGTAAGGAAATTATGGATATGACGGAAGCCGTATCAAAATTTGCCGTGGCCACAGATACCGACGCTACAGTTGCAGCTTCCATGTTCACTAATACGATGAATGCTTTTAAATTAGAAGCTAGTCAAGTACCTCATGTATTAGACGCTATTACTGCTGCGTCCAACTACTCATCTGCAGACGTTGCCGATTTAGGGGAAGCCTTAACTAAGACTTCTGCTTCGGCTAGTGCTATGAATCAATCTTTAGACGTAACACTAGGCGCATTGGCAGTACTTGCCGATAGTGGTGTAAGAGGTAGCGAAGCTGGTACTGGTTTATCTAACATCTTTGAAAGAATGGCAAAAGATTCCAATCGTGCTGTTCTTGAAAATATGGGAATTGCGATTAAAGATTCAGCCGGTAATATGAGAAGTCTTATAGATATAGCACAAGACTTCGAAACTAAAACACAAGGTATGTCCGGTATGGATAAGCAAGGTTTAGCACTTCAAGCCTTCGGCGATGTTGGTGGTCGTGCATTTATTAAACTTTCACAGAATATCGATTCCTACAAAGAAAAGACAAACGGAATTATAAATTCCACAAACGCTATGAATGACGCCTATGCCGAAATGCAAAAGTCATTAGGCGGATCACTTCAGATCGCGAAGAATAATGGCATGGCCATTTTATATAAAATCGGTGAAAAGTTAGCACCTAAAGTTAAAGAATTAGTAGATCGCTTTACTGAATTCACTAACAAAGTATTAGACGCCAACGACGGCACTTTAGATATGGTTATTACGCTAGGTGAAATAGCAATAGCCTTCTTTGGTGTAACCCGTGGTATCGGTATGACATTAACGGCTGTATCTAAGATACGCGCAGGATTCCAAACTACCATGACGATTATCCGTGCAGTCGGATCAGTAATTAAATTCTTCGGTAATGGTATCGGTGCTATCGGTAGAGTACTTGCGACTATCGGACGTGGAATCATGACTTTCGGCGGTATCGTAGGTAAGTTCTTAACAGTTATTGCAAGAGGTGTAATGCTAGTAGGTCGTGCGTTAATCGCTAATCCTATTGGTGCTATTATCATGGCAATCGTAGTCGTATTATATCTCCTCTACGAAAACTGGGATACAGTAAAAGTCTACTTAATAGCTGGTTGGAATATGCTTCGTAATGCTATTAACGCGGTCGTAAATTGGTTTAATGGTACTTTAGTACCAGCCTGGAATGACGGAATCAATGCTATCGCTAACTTCTTTACTGGACTATGGGAAGGTATTAAATCTGGTGTATCTGGTGCAGTATCTTTCATTAAAGAAGCTATTAATACTATTATTAGTGCATTGAATTCTGTTAGCTTTACAATCCCTTCATGGGTACCTGGATTCGGTGGCCAAGATTTCAGTTTAAACATTCCACTTCTATTTACAGGCGCGGAAAACTGGAAAGGCGGCTTAGCTGCGATTCATGATCAGGGTGGCGAAATTGTAGACCTTCCTTCTGGTACAAGAGTAATGCCACATGATAAATCAGTTAAAGAAGCCCGTGAAATGGGTAGAAGGGAAGGTTCTTCTTCTAAAGGTGAAAACTCTATTAACATCGCAAAGCTAGCCGATTCTATCGTCGTAAGAGAAGAAGCCGACATCAATCGGATCATATCTGGATTGGTAGATCGCTTACAAACTCATGCAATTAATACAATGGAAGGGGCTGTTTAATCGATGTCATTATTTACAGGCAGCACAATCGAAACGATTGTTAATAAAGGTTTATCTCAATTATTTAATAGACAAACTTTAGCGAATACAGCCGAGGACGGGCAGATCATAATTACAGGTAAATCTGATAGTATCACTCTCCCCGTTCAACCACCTTCTTATTCTGTAAGTGTTAGCAATAACAACAGCGTAATTAATATCCAATCCATTGGTGATATCAATATGATTGGTAAAACTGGACTACAAAAGATATCCTTTTCTACGTTCCTTCCAGGTATCGACTATGAATTCGCGAAAGCAGTCGATACAGCCGATTACATAAAACGCTTAAACGCGATCCGAAACGACGATACAAATTGTCATTTAACGATAGTCGGTACGAGTGTAGATTTAGATGTAACTATCGATTCTTTTAACTATGAAGATTCTTCACCGGTAGGGGATATCGATATCTCATTATCTTTCACCGAATACAAACATATCGGAGAAAATACAAAGCAGATCGACAAGAAGACGGATCTTAATCAACGTAAGATAACGGCTTTAGATAAAGTTAAAGCTAATCTTGTATATCGTAAAGGCGATACTCCTTTGACGTTCCTTAATCGTGCAATTTCAAAGACCAATAGTCGTGGTTTAGATGTGAATCAGACGAAGTATCTTTCCTACGCTAAATCTTTGATTAAGACGGCAAGCGAAAAGAAAATATCCTTTAATCCTGGCGATCTTATTAATATTCGAAAGAATAATAACAATACATTATCCGCTATCGTAAACGATAAGGAATTCACTTTAAAAGAATCTACTACTAAATTTAATAGTCCACCAAAGGTAAGATCATGAATAAATTTAAGTTCTATATCGACGATAAGGATTTAACAAACTACATCGTATCCTTTACATGGTCGGGCGACAATCAAGAAGCGGCTAGGAAACTAGAATTTACAATCGTATTTAACAATGTAACGAAAGATAGTAACTTCGTAAATCCAAATATCGAAGTAGGAAGTAAGATACTAGTTAAATACATTGAAGAAGAATCTAATCTTGAATCTAAAGAAGTTACATTGTTTAAAGGCAGAATCTGGGTACACAATCGTAATACCCAGGGATTCGATAAGACCTTCACAGCTTACGATGATTTAATTTATCTAGCTAAATCTAAACTCAACAAGAAATTTAAAGATACAACTGTTCTTGATGATCTTAAACAAGTGGCCAACGAATGGGGTTACAAGATTGTATTAGACAAAGGAGTAACCTTAGACGCTAAAGGTGATTTTATTGCCGATAATATGACGGCCACGGAGATATTCAAGAAAGCACTTGAATTACAATCTGCAAAAGATAATAAGAAATATTCTGTTATGGCTATCGATGAGAATAACAACATCATCATCGGTAACAATGGCACTAATCATATAGCTAATTTCTCGCTAACTGATAAGACGAATATCATGAGTTCAACACATGGCGAATCAATAGAGAATCTAGTATCCCTAGTTTACATCGCAGATAATAACGGGGATACTTCTCCTGATCGCGTAGTAAAAGGCGACTGGGCTTATCAGAAGTTCGGTAAGATCATAAATACCTATAAGCCAGATGAGAAGGTCGATACGAAAACGGCTGCGACGAAGTTACTTCATTCCGTAGATATCGACGCTAGTTTAGACGCAATAGGTAATATCTATTGTGTATCTGGGAAGTCGATTGCGATCCAAGAAGAAAACTTAAAAGGTAAGTTCTTCATTAAGTCAGATTCTCATACATTTAGTAATGGTCAGCATAAAATGACATTAACTTTAGATTTTACGCAGATCATAACTTAGTTATCTATTATTTAATAGAAAGATATATCATGAATGAAACACCAGAATCTCAATTATTAGGAATCCTAAACGGAGTAGCAAAAAACAATCAGCCTGAAACGATTCAGATTGGTAAGGTATTAGCGCCACCACCGAATATAAAGGTTCAGTACAAAGACTTCCTTCTTGAAAAAGAAGATGTATGGATCAGCGAGTATCTACTTATAGGATACGAAAGGACGGCAAAAGGCGTTATCAAATCTGAAACGCAGCCACGTTCTGGTGGTGGTGGATACGCCTTATTTGCAAGCCACACGCACGAAATCAATAACCCGTATACCGATAATATTATTTATACTGATACGCTTAAACCTGGTGAATATGTATCTATTATGCCGATACAACAAGTAGAAGGCACCACTCAACAATACATAATCTTAGATAAAATAGTACACCTATAGAAAGGGCTTATATGGCTAATCCATTTATTACTAGTACACTTGATTCCAATACATCAAGTGCGGATCAACTGCCCTTACTAAAGGAATATGCGTGGGATTTTGAGAAAGACATATTCCTAAAAAATGCAGACGGGCAACACGTTATCGTTACGGAAAACGAAGCCTTAAAGGTATGGATTTACAAGACCTTAAAAACAGAAAGATTTCGCTATGTTGCATATCATGATAGTTACGGCATTGAATTGGAAAAGTACATCGGCAACAGCAACATCAAAAACGTAGGCGAAATGATTAAGGCAGATATAAGGGAAGGTTTATTAGTTAATCCTTATATAGTATCTATCGATAATATGACGATAACAAGACAAGAAAAAGACATTATCGAAATCACAATTTATTTAACATCAATTTATAGTAAAGCAACGTATAAGGTGGTGATGTAATGGCAGACATTTTCGGATCGCAAAACGTAAATACAATCCAACAACGATTAACCGATTACATTAAGCAACACGGATCAGAAGAAAGCGTTATTGAAGGTACGTTTAAAAGAGATATCATCAATAGCACATCTGAAGAATTTAAAAATGTATATTTCGAAATTGATATGCTTCGCGACGCGATCTTCGCTAGTACGTCCTGGGGCGACTACCTTACGGAAAAATGTAGCGACTTCGGTATAGATCGCAAATTGGCAGCCAAAGCAAAAGGCGTAGTTACTGTTAAAGGTAATAGTTCTGCATGGATACCAGCTAAATCCTTATTCCAATCTACAAGCGGTTACAAGTTCTACACAACGGAAGAATCTTACATCGAAGACAATGGTACGGCTACCATTCCTATCGAAGCAGAACATTCCGGATCAGAATATAACGTCGAAGCCGATATGATTACTCTTATTCCGATGAGTATCGGTGGCGTAACATCTGTTACAAATCCTAAAGCTACTTACGACGGATTCGATGAAGAATCAGACGAATCACTATACCAACGCTATAGTGATTACATTCGTACTCCTGCCACTTCGGGTAATATCTATCATTACAATAACTGGGCTACTTCCGTAGTCGGAGTCGGTGGCTGTAGGGTTACTGAATTAGTTAATGGGCCAGGCACAGTAGGCGTCGCAATCGTAGATAGTAATGGGGATAAAGCAAGTTCTGATTTAATTAATAAAGTAAAAGCCTACATAGAATTAAAACGTCCTGCCGGATCAAAAGTGATTGTAAGTTCTCCTGACATTATGGAAATCAATATCGTAGTGAATGGTATTGTTGGCCCTGGCACAGTAGATATTTTTAAGAAAAATCTAACAAGCTACTTCCGTAAGGAAGGTTTTAGATTAGAAAAGATATCCCAGGCGGCTATAGTAAAACAATTATTCGCAGCAGGATACACAGACTTCAATAGTATCACGTTAAATAATAGTAACAATGCTATTCCACTAAATGGACGTTTACCTAAGATTGGCGTGGTGAATATAAATGCCTAAACTGGATCATAAACTAGGTAAGGATTTTATGCGACAAGAAGATACGAATATTCTTCGTTATTTGCCTGATTTCCTTTCCGAAAGTTCTACTACTTTTAAGGTAGTAGGGGATAGCCAATCTGCGGAACATGATAGGCAGAAGGCTGCACTCTTAGATTTATTTAAACAATGCTTTATTAGTACGGCTACATGGGGATTAACCTTATGGGAAAACGACTTATTCTTAACAGTAAACGAAGCCGATTCCGTTGAGAATCGAAGACGTAGAATCTGGAATAAGTTGCAATCTAAGAAAACGTCTACGATAGAATTTCTTACCGAATTATTGAATAACTACGTTGAAGATCGCGACGGATCAATAACAGAAGTTTATGATAAGTATCTATTAGAATATCACGTAAAAGACGGAAGCATTACTAATTGGACGGATTTAATAGATACTATCCGCCAATGGAAGCCGGCACATTTAGGATTTCATTTCATTACTAATACTGATTTAGGCGAATCAGTATATTTCAGCGGAGTTGTATCCGATTATGAGGAATTATATATTCCTTGTAGCGTTGACTACACTATGACGATTGGATCAACAGAAGCCGAATACATTGAATCCTTATTAAATCATAGTCGATTTTAGAAAGGACTTTTAAATAATGCCTAATAAAACTGGGGATTTTTTGCCCTTACAATTAACTAACATCGGTCGTGATATGTTGACACAAGGTCGCGCCGGTCATGTTCTTACATTTACAAAAGTAGCGATAGGCGACGGCACAGCTACTGGATCAACAATCGACAATTTAACGGCTTTAAAAAGTTATAAGTTGTTTATCCCAATCGCGAAAAACGAAACAGTACACGCTGGCCAGATGAGATTACAATTTAGGATCAACAATAAGGCTGTAACTTCTGGATTCTATTTTCGTGAAATCGGCTTATATGCCAAAGTAGATAGCGGTGAAGAAAAATTATACGCCTATACTACGTGCGGAGATAAGGCACGTATGATCTACGACAAGACATATCCAATCCAAGAAAGGGTTATTAACATTGATACAGTTACGGATAATGCCGTCAATGTTAAGGTCGTACTTGATTGGTCAATTGTCTATGCAACTAAAAAAGATATTATAGATTCCATTAAACCTCATAAAGAATTAGCGGAATTAGATCACCCTGATTCAAGCGTTACGACTCGTAAACTCCGCGATAAATCCGTTACTTTACCTAAATTAGCCGATGAAGTTACTGATCTATTGCAAAAAACGTATGTTAAGAAAACTGGCGATTCCATGACTGGGAATCTTAGTCTTAACAATTCAAGTATTGGCTTTAATAATGGTAATGGCAATTATAATACAAAAATTAGAGTTGCGCCTAATGGCAATTTTGATATTGGCGTAACGGAAGATTCTGCTAATAAAAATGCTACTAATCAGCTATTACTACACAGCCAAAATAAGCCTAAATGGTACAATTCGGCTAATGGTGGCAAAGTATTAGCTACTGAAGAGTATGTAAATACCGAAACAGCTAAATACTTACCGTTAGCCGGCGGCACTATGAAAGGCGATATTACATTTAAACGCAATCAATCCTCTATTAAGTTAGACGGTGGCCCTAATAAAATGCATTCTATCAGCATAGGCGGTACTAACGGCGAAAATCTCGATATTGGATCTGCTCAACAAACATCAGAAGCTAACCTATGCTGCTATAATCGTCCTGGTTGGTACGGTAAAGATAAGAATAATGAATTTCATAGATTCGCCTTAGTAGACGACATGAAAATTACAAGCGGAAAAGTTACCGACGGACAGACAATTCCAATCCCTAACGGATATAGTAAAGACGAATGTACTGTATTGTTATCTTTATCTAAAAGTAACGCTGAAAAAATCTATGTAGATATTAGAGAATCCGGTATCGCTAACTCCGTACAAGTAGAATGTTGGGCTGATAATAATCTAACAGCGCATGTAGGTATGTGGTGGAGAAATAATGAAGGCTATTCACATAGTGCATATGGCAATGGTGAAGGTAAAGGTGACACTTGGATGCCTGGTGAAGCTACTTATATTTGCATTGCACTAAAGAGGGCGTAACGTATGGATTACATAAGACGGCAACTAGAAACAATCCATATCGGTAACGATTGGCATAGAAGCTATACAATAAATGGAAATTTAGACTTATCTACGGCAACGGCTGTATGTAAGATTCGCGATCTAGAAGACAACCTAATTATCGAAGCCGATTGTACTATTCAAGATAATACAGTTTACGTAACTATTCCCGCAGCGAAATCCCTAAGTATTCCTAAGTTCATTAACGAAGGCTTATACGATGTGTTTATTACTAGCGAATCTTATTCTTATAAGCTAGTAATGGGCATTGTTAAGATCATACGCGATATATCATTACATTAAAAAGGAAGGTAAACTATGCCTAACGCAACTACTATTAACATTCCTGAAAACATCAATATCAATATTGGTATCCCTGGTCAAAAAGGTACTAACGGATCAAAGGGCGAAAAAGGGGATCCATTCCGTTACGAAGATTTTACTCCGGATCAACTACAAGCACTTAAAGGCCCTAAGGGAGATCCAGGCGAAAAGGGCGAAGACGGAAAACCTGGTAAAGCATTCACATATGAAGACTTCACGCCGGATCAACTCGCAGCACTTAAAGGTGAGAAGGGGGATCCAGGCGAAAAAGGTGATATGCCTTCTATTCCTAACACTATACATTTTTTAAAAGAGAATTCTATTTATCTTCCTATCGAAGATTTAGATGCCGTGTTATTAACTGTTTTAAAACAAATTAATAACAATACTAATTTTATTACTAGCTATGAAGATATTAAATCTCAATATCCATTTACTGTAGATTCTTACAACGACGGCGACGAAAATATCACAGCACACGGATATAATCACTTCAAAGTTCAGATCGCAAATGAAGAACCTGTAGAAATTTTAGACAATATTGCTATCGTTCCAATTCCTAAAAATTCTGGAGATTTCATCAATATTAAATACATTAACTTCTTAGGTGAAGTAGTAGAATCTAAAAATATTGAAAAAGTTAAAGAAGATAATACTCCGGCTGTAGTGTATCAAGAATCTAATAATCCTAATATGAAACTTAGCGTTAAAGGTACTAAAGCAGTACTTGAATTTATTCAAGGTGGCCGAAACTCTTTAAGAAGTACTACATTAAAACCATTACAAAATACAGTAAAACGCTTAATTATTGACTTAGCTAATGTTGATAGAATCAATGATTACGTATCTCTTCCGTTTGTACCTGAGAAAATCCAAATCATCAATTATAAGCCTAATAACTTAAATTTAGCATTCCAGGGCGATTATTATGGTATGGTTAAAGTCGTATCTGAAATTCCTATTCCGTATCATACTTTAAATAGCAACGGCGAATATGAAGTATCTTCTTTAAATGGTAAAAACTTTACATTTAGCGACAATTATATTTATGTAAACGACGCTTTATAAGATGTTAGATAAGGATCTATTATGTATTTCTTGTTATTAATAGACAAAGTTATTGGCATAAGTGCGGATCAAGAATTGCTACGGGCAGACCTTCAAGACGGAATGACAATCATAACAGAAGAAGAATATCTTAAACGATTTTCAGTAGAATCTACAACGGATAACGTAGATATTATACCTTCTAAACCTTCAACTACTGAAGTCGAAGAAGATGATTCTGAATCTGATATCAAGTTAGATCCAGTCTCTGTATTGGAAGCCCTAACAGATCTGCAATCACAGTTAGAAGAATTGAAAGAGGTAGCAGACGATGAAGAAACCAATCAAAAAACTTAAACCCTGGTTAATATCTGCCTATGCTAAGTTAGTAATAGCTGGTAAATATACATTAGAAGAATCGGCTGTAACCGAAGAAGTACAGTTAGTGCCTGAAGTGTATCAAGAATCCGTAGCGGAATTTCTTGTTAAATACAAGGATTAATCATGAATAACATAGATTTAATCCTTGACATCGTGAAGGATATCCGAAATACGATACATGATTTTCAGAAGCAACAAAACGAAATCAATGCAAGAGTAACTCATATCGAAGTCAATCTTGAAGATATGAAAAATAAGTTATCTACGCACGAATCGCAATTAGAAAATCTATACGATAAGGATAAGAAACTACAAGGCATTGTTTTATTAGTAGTATTTGTAGTTCCTATTATCGTCGGTATTTTAGGAATTATTTTTTAGGTGAAATATGGATTTAAAACTTCGGATCATAAAATCCATAAAAGGCGTGTATAACAATGTTAGGATCAGTAGGATTCACCCTACAGGCGTATTGTTGACTCGCCTTCTTATCCTAATAATGTTACTGCCTATCTTATTAGTCATAATACAATACATTATGTCTTTTATCGCTGGATATGTATCCGACGATAATTACAAGATCATAACTACAGGGATAAATATCATAGACCATATTTTTATTCCTAGTGTTCTTACTGCACTAATAGGATTCTTAGGATTATGGATCGACAATAATAACAATGGCATTCCTGATCGCTTAGAAGGGGATAACAGTAAATGAAAGTTTTTATAAATCCAGGTCATGACATCGTTTATGATCCTGGGGCAGTTAATAATAATTATGGGATTACTGAAGCCAACATCGCAAAAGATGTAGGCGATAAAGTAGCTTATTATTTAAATAACGTAGGGTATGAAACGAAGGTCATGCAATCAGACAATCTTAACTATGATTCTGATTATGCAGATCGTCCTTACCCTGTATGCGTTGCTGCGAATGAATGGGATTCTGATATATTCATTTCCATTCATTGTAACGCTGCGAATACAATCGCAAAAGGAACAGAAACACTAGTTTATAATTTAGGCGGATCATCTGAGATATTGGCTAACTGCATTCAAGATCAGATCGTCGATAGCCTTAATACGATTGATAGGGGAATCAAGGTAAGACCAGAATTAACAGTACTACGACGTACTAATATGACGGCAGCACTTATCGAATTAGCCTTTATCGACAATGACGAAGAAGCTTGTCTATTAATTAATAGACAAGATGATTTTGCTAAAGCTATTGCAAGAGGTATCACAGACTATGTATCGTCTATTAAATAATAGATTAATTATTGTAGTGGTATCTGTTTTGATACTCTTCGTCGGATCATGTTTGTACTTTTATCATAAAGGATTAGAAGAGAAGATCATACCGATTCAACCAATCCAGGCAGTTACTAATTCTGATATTAAATCAGCACAGATTAACGCTGGGAAGTACAAATCGGATCGCGATGTAGTAGAAGTTACTAGGATCATTGAAAAAGAAACTAAACGTCCTGCCGATGTTCAATTTGTAACTCATACGCAGCAAGAAGCGGATCATAAAGCAGAAACATTAGCAAAAAAAAATAAATCGGACTATGTTCTAAAAGAAACAAAGACCGATTCAGATACTAATATGATTAACAATAACTTCTATGCTATTAAGCAAGAAAAGTCTAATCGTATTGGTGTAGGTATAGCCGTAGTGGATCATGATACATATCTTACGGCGCATTACCAACATAACCGATTACGAATTGACGCATATAAAGGAATAAGATCAAGTTCTTCTAAATTAGACGGAGTTGGTATGTCTT